CATTGGGAAACTAGTGTAACAGCAGCTGAAGATGCATTCTACGCAAAATACCCAGGAACACTAGGCAACTCTATCAGGGTTACTGTTATTCCAGCTGGGCACGACAGTCCGTTATTCGATAGCCCACCTGAAGGTGACGAGCTACACGTTGTTGTCAGCGATGCTGATGGCGGTATCACGGGCGTTACTGGTGAAGTATTAGAAACGTTTGCATATGTTTCAACTACTCCAGGAGCTAAAAACGAACAGGGCGGTGTAATCTACATTACTGATGTATTGAACAATCAATCTTCTTATGTGTGGATGGGTGAGTACAACCAAGGATTCGCTCCAGATTCAGATGGAGTTTGGACTGGCACTTTAGAAGGCGGATCTGATGATTCTATTTCTATTGAAGCTAAAGGCGCAGCATACAGCATTTACGGTGACGTTGACTCTGTAACGGTAGATTTCATTATTGCAGCTCAAGATGTTGCCGCTGATGTTGTTACTGCTATTGCTGAGCAGCGTAAAGATTGTGTTGCTGTTGCTTCCCCTTCACGTATAAGTGTAGTGGGTAATGCAGATCCAGCAGCTGCTACTATTGCTACTGCTCCAAGCACTCGTTCCTCTTATACCGTACTAGACAACAACTTCTTCAAAGTTTACGATAAGTACAACGACCAATACATTTACATTCCATCAGCATCAAGTACTGCTGGTGTTATGGCTGCAGCTGATTTAGCATCAGCACCTTGGTTCTCACCAGCTGGTGAGCGTCGTGGTCGCTACTTAGGTGTTACTGATCTAGCGTATAACCCATCAAAAGCAGATCGTGATAATTTGTATAAGGCTGGTATTAACCCAATCGCAAATATCCCAGGATCTGGTGTACTGTTGTACGGTGACAAAACTTATCAAAGACGTCCTTCAGCATTCGATCGTATTAACGTACGTCGTTTGTTCCTGACGCTCGAGCGTGCTATCAGCCAAGCTGGTAAAAACGTTATGTTCGAAATGAATGATGAGTTTACTCGCGCAGAGTTCGTAAACATTGTCGAGCCGTTGTTACGTGAAGTACAAGGTCGTCGTGGCATCACGGAATTCCGTGTTGTGTGTGACGAAACTAATAACACCCCAGCAGTTATTGATCGTAATGAATTCATTGCGTCAATCTTCATCAAACCAGCACGCTCTATCAACTACGTAACTCTAAACTTCGTAGCTATTAGAACCGGCGTTCAGTTTGAAGAAATTGTTGGCTTGGTATAAGGAGAATAGAAATGTCTTTAAGAGTAGATGACTTTAAAGCAAAATTAAAAGGTGGCGGTGCACGTCCAAATCTATTCCGTGCCATTGTCAACTTTCCTGGGTATGCGGGTGGCGAAGTTGAGTTAACTTCGTTCATGTGTAAAGGCGCTCAGTTACCATCTTCGGTAATGGGGTTTGTCGATGTACCTTTTCGTGGTCGCCAATTAAAGGTTGCGGGTGATCGCACTTTTGAACCATGGACTGTAACAGTAATTAATGATACTGATTTCTCTGTACGTAATGCTATGGAGCGTTGGATGAATGGTATGAATGCTCACGCAGAAAATACCGGTTTCACTAATCCGAACGACTACCAGGCTGATTTGATTGTTGAGCAGTTGGACAAAGATGGTTCTGTGTTGAAAAAATACAGATTCCGTGGTTGTTTCCCAACTAACGTATCAGCAATTGATCTATTGTACGACACAGTAGACACTGTAGAAGAATTTACTGTTGAGTTTCAAATTCAATACTGGGAAGCTGATACAACTAATTAATGGTTGTATAAGTATAAGGGCGCTGATTGACTTCGGCGCCCTATTTTATTATTAGAGGAATATATGGCAGATAATAGCTTACTTCAAATGTTTGGCTTTGAGCTCAAGCGAGTACAAAAGCAAAAAGAAGAAGACAAAAAAGCTCCTTCAATCGTACCTAAAACGGACGATGATGGCGCTGGATATGTGACTGCTTCAGGGTCGCACTTCGCTCAATACGTCGACCTCGAAGGTACTACAGCTAGAGATAATGCTGAGCTTATTCGTAAGTATCGCACAGTCGCAGAGCATCCAGAAGTTGATGCTGCGATTGAAGATATTATCAATGAAGCTGTGGTAACATCAGAGCTCGAGCAATCGGTTGCAATCAACTTAGATCAGGTTGAGGCTCCCGACCGTATTAAGAAAGTAATCACTGAAGAATTCTCTGCCATATACTCTTTGCTTAATTTCGAAGAGCACGGACACGATATGTTCCGTAGCTGGTATGTAGATGGTAGAATGTACCATCACATTGTAGTAAATGAGTCCAACTTAAAAGCTGGTATTCAAGACATCCGTACAATCGATGGATGTAAGATCAGAAAAGTCAAGGAAGTTGAATTTAAGAAAGATCCTAAGACTGGGGCTAAGATCGTAGATAAGACCAATGAGTTCTTTATCTACCAGGAGAAGGCAGGAACAAATCAAGGCGTCAAATTGACTCCTGATTCTGTATCGTATGTCACATCTGGTTTGCTTGACTCGAGCAAGAAGCGTGTAATTTCTTATATTCACAAAGCAATTAAACCTGTTAACCAATTGCGTATGATGGAAGACTCTCTTGTAATCTATCGTATGTCTCGTGCGCCTGAACGTCGTATATTCTATATCGATGTCGGTAATATGCCTAAAGGTAAGGCTGAGCAGCATATTAAAGATATCATGTCTCGCTACCGTAATAAGGTTGTGTATGATGCTAATACAGGCGAGATTAAAGATGACCGCAAACATATGTCGATGCTCGAAGACTTTTGGCTTCCTCGTCGCGAAGGTGGTCGAGGTACTGAAATCAGTACTCTCCCAGGTGGCGAGAACCTAGGTCAAATTGATGACATCCTATACTTCCAAAAGAAGCTATATCGCTCACTTAATGTTCCGCTAAATAGACTCGAACAAGAATCCCAGTTTTCTTTAGGACGTACTACTGAAATTGGGCGTGACGAAGTTAAGTTTCAAAAGTTTATTGATCGTCTGCGTAGAAAGTTCTCTCACCTATTCCTTGGGCTGTTGAAAAAGCAATTGCTTCTCAAGGGTATTTGTACAGAGCAGGACTGGGAATCGTGGAAGGCCAACATTCAAGTGGACTTTGTACGAGATAACCATTTCTCAGAATTAAAAGATTCAGAGCTGTTGCGAGAGCGGTTAGCTACTATGGATCAAGTTACTCAGTATGTGGGAGAGTACTTCTCACGTGAGTGGGTAATGAAGAACGTAATGATGATGGATGATACAGACATCGAAGAAATGAAGAAACAAGTCGAAGCGGAAAACGCCAAGAGCGATAACGCTGATGATGATGACGATGACCTAGGAGTATAATATGAGTGAAGTACCAAACGAAGTAGAACAAGAAATCGAAGTACCTGAAGTAGAGGCTGATCCGATCGGAGACTTTATTGACTCTATTGCAGCAGGTGACTTCAATCAGTCGGAGAAATTATTCAACGACTTGCTAGCTGACAAGGTTCAGCACACGCTAGAAGCTGAAAAAATTGCTGTAGCTGATACCATCTTTAACGGAGTTGAACCTCAGGTTGAAGATGATCTTTTGGATGACGAAGACCAAGATCAATAATAGGTCTGGTGCGGTATCCATGAATATAGTTAAAAAAATGACACACATATGGATCGGCCCATATGTTGCCCCTGTTCAGTGGATGGATAGCTGGAAAGCCAAACATCCACACTGGGAGTATAGTATTTTTACTGATGAGATGTTGAAGGCCAGAACTTGGCATAATCAGCATTTGATAGACAAGTACTATTCCATGGGTGTATGGGCTGGTGTAGCTGACTTAATACGATACGAATTGCTTTATGAGCAGGGTGGTTTTCTTCCTCCTGCTGACGCGTTGTGTTACCATAATATGGATGAAGTGTTTACCAGTCCTCCCGATTGGGCATATACTATATTCGAGAATGACCGCGACGAACATATAGCACCTAATTGGGTATCTCCTATCCAGGCATGCAACCCTGGAAATGAATTCGTTAAGATGCTTATAGATACACTACATGAATTAACCCCAGACCAGTTAGATCCTAAGCCTTGGGCATCTACAGGTAATGGTTGGCTAGCTCAGTTTGTACCTGATGCTGAAAAACACAAGCTAACCATATGGCCATCGCACTATACTATTCCGGTTCATTATAGCATTAGATCTACGCGCTATACTGGAAATGGTAAGATATATGCCGAGCAAATGTGGGGCAGTACCAAGAAAAAGTATAGTAAAACATTTAGATGAAATAATTCTTAATGTAGCGAATTCATTTTGTATAAATAATATGCAAATAAGGAGATGTAATGAAAACTTTTAAACAACTTCGGGAAGCTCAAATGTTTCTCGTAAAAAAGAAAATCAAAGGCGTCCCCGTAGAAATTAAGACTGGCAAGAAGGGAATCGAACTATATGTCGATGGCGATCTTGTTGCTGACGACTTTAAGACTAGGAAAGAAGCCGAAGATACTGCTGCTGAAGTATTGAAAGCACTAGGAAAATAAAATGAAGCTAATTAGCGAATTTACAGAACACGACATCGAGTGCATCGTTGAAGCCAAAGAAAATGGCGAAAAAAGCTATGTCATTGAAGGTGTATTCGCTCAAGCTGATCAAAAGAATCGTAACGGACGTGTTTACCCTAAAGCCATAATGGAGAGAGCGGTAAACAAATACGTAACAGACCAAGTTAGCACTAAGCGTGCGGTCGGTGAATTGAATCACCCTGAAGGCCCCACTGTTAACTTGGATAAAGTTTCACACCTCATTACTGATCTTCGTTTGGAAGGCAATAATGTGGTTGGAAGGGCACAAATCTTAGATACACCAATGGGCAAGATAGTTAAAGGACTTCTTGAGGGTGGTGTTCAATTAGGCGTGTCAACTCGTGGTATGGGAAGCCTTGAGCAAAGAAATGGCGTTATGTACGTAAAGGATGATTTTATTTTATCCACCGTAGATATCGTTCAAGACCCTAGCGCACCTGACGCTTTCGTTAATGGTATAATGGAAGGTGTTGACTGGGTTTGGAACAACGGCATTTTAGAGCCACAGGTAATTGAAGAGATGGAGACTGAAATCAAACAAGCACCGAAAGCAATTCAACCTGAAGTGCAAATTCGCGAGTTTAAGAATTTCCTCTCGTTAATCAAATCTAAACTATAAGGAGTCACTATGACTGATTTAAACAAAGTCGAAGGTGAAATCCGCGATACAGATATTAACGAAATCGTGGAGGAAACTCTCGAAGAAGCGCAAGCGCCAAAGGCTAAGAGCGGTTCTGTTGATGGACAACAGGTCTCAGAACCTGAGTCTATTTCTACAGTAGATAAAGCAGCTCAAGCTACTAAACAGGCACCGGCGCGCCCAGGTGACAAGAAAAACTCTGAAAAGTCTAACTTGCCTAAAACTAAAGCTGGTATGTTAAATGCTATGTATAAAGCTGCTTCTAAAATGAAGAAAGCTGACCTACAAGACGCATACGGTAAAGTTTGTGAAGCGCTAGACATTGACGATGAATTTGTTGCTGAAAGTGTTGACACTAATGCCGAACTACGAGCAATCGTAGAAGGCGAAGCTACTCTATCAGAAGAATTCAAAGAGAAAACATCTATCATCTTCGAAGCAGCTGTTAAAAGCAAGCTAGCTGAAGAAGTAGAGCGTCTCGAAGAATCTTACAAAGAAGAACTGGCTGAAGAAGTTACTGCTATTAAGCAAGACTTGGTTGGCAAAGTTGATTCATACCTAAACTACGTGGTTGAGTCTTGGATGGAAGACAATAAAGTTGCTATTCAGAACGGTCTCCGTACTGAAATTGCTGAAAACTTTATGGACAAAATGAAAGATCTATTCGTAGAATCTTACATCGAAGTCCCTGCTTCTAAGATGGACCTAGTTGACGATCTGGCTGAGCAAGTACAAGAGTTGGAAGAACGACTTAACTCTACTACTGGCGATGCAATCGCACTTGCTGAAGAACTTGAAGCGTACAAGCGCAAATCAATTATCGCTGAAGCTTCACGTGACCTAGCTCAAACTCAAGCCGAGAAACTAGCTGAATTGGTAGAAAATGTTGACTTTGATGATAACTTTGCATCAAAGGTAGCTGCTATCAAAGAAAACTACTTCTCAAAAGAAATCCCTGTAGCGGAAGACGCACTCACCGAAGAAGCTGAAGAAGAAATTGAAGTATCTTCAGTAATGGAGTCTTACCTCGCTGCAATCAAGAAAACATCCAAATAAGGAAACCTATCATGCAATTCGATAAATTAGTTGAAAAATGGTCACCAGTTCTTAACGAAAGTTCTTGTGGCGAGATCAAAGATCATCACCGTCGCGCTGTTACAGCGGCTATTCTAGAAAACCAAGAACGCGCAATCAACGAAGAGCGCGCTCAAAATGCTGGTTTTGGTCAATTGACTGAAACTGCTGGCAACAACACCGGCTCACAGTCTACTTGGGATCCAGTATTGATCTCATTGGTACGTCGCGCTATGCCTAACCTGATGGCATACGACGTTGCTGGCGTACAGCCTATGTCTGGTCCTACTGGCCTGATCTTCGCTATGAAGTCACGTTATGACGGCGGATCAACTGGTAATGCTGAAGCATTCTTTGGCGAAGCTAACTCTGCATTCTCTGGCGTTGCTGATGCAAGCACAGTTGGTAAAGGTATGCCTACAGCAGATGCTGAAGCACTTGGCAACACCGGTGGCGCTTTCCAAGAAATGGGTTTCACCATTGAGAAAGCAACTGTAACTGCTAAGAGCCGTGCGCTTAAAGCTGAGTACAGCTTAGAGCTGGCGCAAGACCTGAAAGCAATCCACGGTCTTGATGCTGAAACAGAATTGGCTAACATTCTGTCTACAGAGATCCTTGCTGAAATCAACCGTGAAGTAATTCACACAATCAACAGCCAAGCTAAAGTTGGTGCTCAGTCGTCTAACATCGCTGTTCCTGGCGTATTCGACTTGTCATCTGACGCTGATGGCCGTTGGTCTGCAGAGAAGTTCAAAGGTCTTGTTATCCAACTAGATCGCGAAGCAAACGTAATTGCTAAAGAAACTCGTCGTGGTAAAGGTAACGTTGTTATCTGTTCTTCTGACGTTGCTACTGCACTTGCTGCTTCTGGTATGTTGGACTACACTCCTGCAATGAGCACTGGTCTGCAAGTAGATGATACTGGCAACACTTTTGCTGGTACTTTGAATGGTCGCACTAAAGTTTACATCGATCCATATGCTGCTTCTGACTACATCACTGTAGGCTACAAAGGTTCTAACGCATATGACGCTGGTATCTTCTATTGCCCATACGTTCCATTACAAATGGTTAAAGCAGTTGGCGAGAATGACTTCCAGCCACGCATCGGGTTCAAAACTCGTTACGGCATGGCGTCTAACCCATTCGTAGGCGCAGCGCCTGCTGATGGTCTTGCAGTTGCTGGTACTAACCAGTACTACCGTCGCTTCGCAGTCGCGAACATCTTGGCGTAATAACTAAATAATTATAACAACATTAGTTATATTAGGTAGTTGATTGGGGATCTTCGGATCCCCTTTTTTATGCCTAATATAAATATCAACGTACAACAATGTAACGGAGCAATATATTATGTTAACAGAACATCCAAACTTTCTACAGGCCACAGGATTCCAATTGGTCATCTCTGATCAATACCGCAATCTTCAATTCTTCGCTCAGTCCGTTCAACACCCAGGATGCAGTGTTAACGCCACAGAAGTGGGAATTCCCAAGCTAGCCTCTCTTCCGCTAATGGGAGATAAGATTACACATTCCGAATTAACTTTCAACTTGATTTTGGATGAGAACATGGTGTCTTATAGAGAGATGCAGTCGTGGTTAGAATCTACTATTGAGAGTACTTCTGGTTTAGAGTCTAACATCAGCCTATTCATACTAACAAGTCACAATAATAAAAACATTGAGATACGATATCTAGACTGTATCCCCACACAAATTGGCTCGATCGAATTTAACTCAACGTCGGGCGATACTACACTTCTCACTTTCGATGCAACTTTTAGGTTTACGCGATTCGAGATCCTGTAATGTTCCTGACACACATTGATATCAAGAATACACGGGTTCTTGATCTTCTAAATTATTCTCTTGATCTGCACCGCAATAAATGGAATGTGGAGCAGAACAACAACATGATCGGAGAGTTGGGCGTAGATGCTCGCGAGTTTGTTGGCGAAGATTATATGAACAAAATCATCGCGATGGGGACTAATCATACCGGTAGCCCGCATAGTGCGCGATCATACGCTCTCAAACCAGACCACTATCTCGGCACCGATCCCCAATACAGAAAGGATTTCCAGTTGTTCAGCACAGAACTGATGATGGAGTTGGGGGTCAAGGTTAACGCNCTAAGTCAATTCTATCCACCAGAGGGATACATCGGATGGCACAATAATGCNGATGCTCCTGGGTACAACTTAATATTTACTTGGAGTGAAACAGGGAATGGCTGGTTTAAATTCATTGATAACCATGGTATAATACGCACTATATATGACACCAAGGGTTGGTCGCTCAAGGCAGGCTACTTTGGAACATATGATGAAGGTAATGTTTGTTATCATGCTGCTTACACTAAGTGCTGGCGCATGACACACTCATTTGTTGTCGAGCGCAGTGATAAGGATTTCTGGCTAGACTGTATTGAACATATAGAGAATGAATAATGATGATTAATCTTGAGAACATCCTCGAAGAGTGGAAGAATGACGCTCAGATTCCACAACACCAGCTGGATGAGGTATCGCGTCAAACACCCTCATTACATGCAAAATATCTCCACTACTTAGCCGTCGCTAAACTGCAGCTTAAACGCGCAGAATCGCAGCAATACACCCTGCTAAAGGAAAAATGGTTATACTATCAGGGTAAGATGGATCAGGGCAGACTGCGCGAATTAGGGTGGGATCCCGACCCCTTCAATGGATTAAAAATACTGAAGGGTGACATGGATTATTACTACAACTCTGATCCGGAGATTCAGTCCTCAGAAGAGAGAATCGCGTACAATAAAACATTGATAAGTACATTGACTGATATAGTCGATAATTTAAAATGGCGCCACCAGACAATTAAGAATATGATTACATGGCGACAGTTTGAAAGTGGAGCATAATGGTACACGTTGTCCAGGACAAAATTCGCATACGCATGATAAACCACAGCTACTTTGCTGTGGAGTGTCATCCTGCGCAAGAAGCGGAGCTCCGTGAGTACTTCGCCTTTTTTGTTCCAGGGTATAAGTTTATGCCTGCGTTTAAGCGCAGAGTTTGGGATGGGAGAGTAAAGCTATACAATACCGTAACGAAACAAATGAA